AAGATGATCTAGTCAGTGCGTTGCAGGGTGTTGCGCCCGGCGCACTGATTGAGCTATTTCAGCTTGAGCTTAATGTGCCGCAGCATGGCGTTGCTGAAACGTATTACTTCCATGCGGGCACAAGCCTTAACAATAACGGTGATTTGTTTTGGGCTGGCCAGCCATACATGGCGCTACCCATTGAGGTGGAGGGTTTTGAATACAGCGGTCAAGGTACACTGCCGCGCCCTAGGATGCGCATCAGTAACATCATGGGCACCATCACAGCGTTGATCCTGACGCTACCAGAAGGTTTGGAAGGTGCTAAGTTTACGCGCATCAGGACACTAGGGCGATTTATTGATAATGAAAACTTTCCAGGCGTTGATTATCTGCTAACTGAAGACAGCTTTGCTTTGATGTATGAAGATAATACATTCATCTATCAGGAAGCTGGCAATATCTTTGGCACACCAGACCCAACTGCTGAGTTCCCACGCGAGATTTATTTTGTAGATCGCAAGTCAGCAGAAAACCGTGACGTGGTTGAGTTTGAGCTCGCCAGCGCGTTTGACATGGCGGGCATCCGTGCACCGAAACGGCAGTGCATTACGCGGTGCCAATGGGTGTACCGTTCAAATGAATGCAGCTACGCTGGCACCAATTATTTTAACGTCAGCGATGTTGCCGTGGGTAATGCAAGCGAGGACATCTGCGGTAAGCGTGTTGATAGTTGCAAGGCAAGATTTGGCCAGTCTGCTGAACTTCCATTCGGCGGCTACCCAGGCATCGGCACCTACTTCACATGACCTGGAAAGATGCTGCCTTAGAACATGCGCAGGCTGAAGACCCCCGCGAGGCGTGCGGGCTGGTTGTGGTGGTCAAAGGCCGCGCCCGCTACTGGCCGTGCCGCAACCTTGCGACGCAGCCCGAGCAGTTGTTTGTGCTGAATCCTGAGGACTATGCCGCCGCGGAGGATGCCGGTGAGATCACGGCAATCGTCCACAGCCATCCGATAACGCCAGCCCTACCCAGTGATGCTGACAAGGTGGCCGCAGAGGCCAGCAAGCTGCCGTGGCATATCGTCAACCCGAAGACCAAGGCATGGGGCACCTACGTGCCATGTGGCTACCGCTCACCGCTCATTGGTCGGCAATGGGTGTGGGCCGTGCAGGACTGCTGGACCCTAGCCCGTGACTGGTACAGCGAGCATGGCATCGCCTTGCGCGATTGGCAGCGGCCAGTGGATCCGGCAGATTTTCTTGCGGCACCGATGTTTGAAGGTTGCTGGGCAGCCACTGGCTTCCGCGAGCTGCAAGAAGATGAGCACCTAGAAAGCGGTGACCTGCTACTGATGTCGATCAATGCGCATGGCCTGAACCATTGCGCTGTCTACATCGGCGATGGCATGGTGCTCCACCACATACAAGGCCGCCTCAGCAGCCGTGACATGTATGGCGGCTGGTTAGCTAAGATGACCGGAAGGAGGTTACGCCATGCTCCGTAAGATCAAGCTTTACGGTCAGCTCGCCAAGTTCATCGGCAGCCGTGTGCTCGAAGCGGATGTGGCAACTGCTGCTGAGGCAGTGCGGATGCTAGCGGCGAATTTTCCCGGCCTTGAGAAGCACATGGCCGACCAGCATTACCGCGTTACGGTCGGCAGCTATGACCTGACGCTAGATGAAATCCACGATCCAGCCGGCCAGCAGGACATCATGATCGTGCCTGTGATCGCAGGTGCTGGTGCAGTTGGGCGGATAGTCGCTGGCATTGCATTGGTTGCATTTTCCATTGCTTTTGCTCCTCTTGCTGCTGGTTTCTTGGGAGCCGGGGCAGCACTAGGCGGTACTGCTTTTACATTGGGAGCCGCTGCATCCGTGGCCATCGGCAGCATTGGCGCCAGTCTTATCCTTGGCGGCGTCGCCCAATTGCTGTCACCAGTACCTACGATCCAGCAGGGTGCTGGCAGCGACAACGATCCACGCAAGACATTTAATTTCTCCGGCATCCAGCAGACCAGCAGGCAAGGCGTCCCAGTGCCATGCGTGTATGGCCTGACGCTAGTAGGCAGTGTGGTGATTTCTGCTGGCGTTGATACTGTGCAGGTGCAGGCGCTATCAGGAACTGGTTCACCTGTATTGGACTTTATTTTTCAGATATGACGATCATCGGCGCTGGTGGTGGTGATGGCGGCAAAGGCGGCGGCGGCGGTGGCAGCCGCACGCCATCTACAGCACCAGACAGCCTTGATTCAAGGCAGTATGCGAACGTCATCGACTTGATTTCAGAAGGCGAAATTGAAGGATTAGCTGATGGGTTGAAGTCTGTCTTCCTGAACAACACCGTCCTACAGAATCCAGACGGCAGTTACAACTTCCAAGATGTAACAATCTACACACGCAATGGTACGCAAAATCAAACGTACATCCCGCTCGGTGGCGGCATCGAAGATGAAAAGCCAGTAGGCATCACGGTGGTCAAAGCCGTTCCGCAGGTTCGCACCATCACCGATGTTGACGTTGATGCTGTTCGCGTTACGATCGCCATCCCATCGCTGCAAAAGATTGACAATACCAACGGCGATACGTCAGGCTCTAGCGTCCAGTTGCAGATTGCAATTCAATACCAAGGCGGCGGCTACACCACCAAGATCGACGATACCATCAGTGGCCGTACAGCAGACGAATACCGCAAGGACTACCTCATTCAATTAGCGCGTCCCAATCCATCCGACATTGTAGACATCAAGGTAACGCGGATCACGGATGATAGCACCGACACATTACTGGCCAATGCTTTTAACTGGAGCAGCTACACCGAAATTATTGATGCAAAACTGACCTATGCTAACAGTGCATTAGTTGGCCTCAGGGTGGATGCAGAGCAATTCAGTAGCATCCCAGCTCGCAGCTATCTGGTCAAAGGTATCAAGGTTTTGATACCTGCTGGTGTTACTGTTGATTCTGCTACTGGGCGGATCATCTACCCAGCTAATTTTGTCTGGACTGGTACGTTTGCAGCAGCAACGTGGACATCATGCCCGGCCTGGATACTTTATGACCTGCTTACCAGCACTCGCTATGGGTTTGGCAATCACATCAGTACAGCGCAACTGGATAAGTTTGCTTTCTTTGTTGCTAGTAAGTATTCCAACGCATTAGTAGATGATGGCTTCGGCGGCCAAGAAGCACGATTCAGTTGCAGCACCTCAGTTCAAACCGCAGAGGAAGCGTACAAGCTGGTCAATGACCTGCTATCGGTCATGCGCTGCCAAGCGTACTGGAGCACCGGCAGCCTCACGATCGAGCAGGATGCACCATCAGATCCCGTCTACCTGTTCAACCAGGCCAACGTAACGCCAGAGGGCTTCAGCTACAGCGGCAGCAGCCTTAAGGTACGGCCCAACGTGGCAGTGGTCAGCTACCTCGACCTAAGCCTGCGCGACACTGCCTATGAGGTGGTAGAGGACATTGATGCGATCGCCAAGTATGGCGTCGTCCGCGCTGAAGTCAGTGCGTTCGCCTGCACCAGTCGAGGCCAGGCCAACCGCATCGGCAAGTGGTTGCTCTTTGCAGAACGCTACGAGAAGGAGGTGTGCACCTTTGCATCCAGCCTTGACGCAGGCCAGCAGGTACGGCCTGGGCAGATCATCCTGATTTCAGATCCCGTAAGGGCCGGATCACGGCGTGCTGGACGCATCAGTGCTGCAACTACCACCGTGATAACGGTGGATGATTCTGCCAACACCGACCTGAGCATTGAAGGTGGTTCGCTGCTGAGCGTGGTGCTTCCTGATGGCACCGTAGAACAACGTGAAATTTCAACAGTAGTAACCAATGTAATCACCTTACAATCTGCATTAAGTGCTGCACCTAATGCCAACAGCATCTGGATACTTGAAAGCCCAACACTTCAGGCATCCACATGGCGTGTGCTTAGCGTCAATGAATCAGATGGCATTAACTACGGCATCGTAGCCATTGCACATAATGAAAGCAAATACGCCTACATTGAAGATGGCGTGCCGCTTGAGACTAGGGATACAACAAACCTCAACGAGATTCCTGGTCAGCCAAGTGAGCTTGCAGCGATCAACACACAGCAGATTGGTGGTGGCACAAGCCCAGAAGTGCAGTATGAACTGAATGGACGTATAGCTGTTAAGATCACATTTGGTTGGTTTGCGCCAAAAGGTATCAAGAAGTTCCGCGTTAAGTGGCGCCATGAAGACGACAACTTCACTACTGTTACAGTACAAGGCACTACGTTTGATATCCTTGACGTTAAAGTAGGCAGCTATCAAATCCAAGTAAGCAGCATCAGCTCTACTGGTATCTTGTTCAGTGAACCTGCACTGGCTGATTACACAGTGGCTGGTCTTGGCGCAGCGCCGTCTGATGTGCAAGACCTTAGCGCCATT